GCACATCCTGGGAATGACCCTGGATGGCATTAAGGGGGTAAGCCCTATCACCCTGGCCCGTGAATCACTGGGCGGCGCTATTGCCGAGCTTAAGCATGGACAATCCTTCTTTAAGAACGGCGCAGCAGTGGGGGGAGTATTACAACACCCTGGCCACCTGGGATCCGAAGCAGCCGAGACCTTAAGGAGCAGCTGGCGGGATAAATATTCCGGCCCTGATAATGCGGGGAAGGTTGCGGTCCTGGAAGAAGGAATGACCTTCCAGCCCGTGGCCCTGTCTAACAAGGATAGCCAGTGGCTGGAATCTAGACAGGTAAGCGTGTTAGATATAGCCCGTATATTTGGAGTGCCACCGGCCCTAATAGGCCACCTGGAAAAAGCCAGCTACAGCAGCCAAGAAGCGCAGAACCTGGAATTCTTAACCCATAGCTTAAGGCCCTGGCTGACCAGGATAGAACAGGCCATAAACCGGTCCTTAATAACCCATAGTAGTCTTTACTGTGAGTTTACCACCGGGGATCTGCTCAGGACTGACTTAAAAAGCCGGTTCGATGCTTATAGGATAGCCCTGGCTGCTGGTTTTATGAGTGTAAACGAAATAAGGAACCTTGAGAACCTTCCCGCTGTTGATGGCGGGGATAAACTTTATAGACCCCTAAACATGGGAGAACTGGGAAAGGAGGAACCGATTAGTGGCGAAGGAAATTAGAGCCTTACCCGTTGCCCTGGAGGTACGGGCCACCGGAACCGGTGGTAAGCGGATCATAGCCGGGTATATTGACTATAATTCCCCGAGTGATGTAATAACAGATCGCTGGGGGGATCGCTTTATTGAGGAGCTGGCCCCTGGTTGTTTTGATGGCAGCCTGGCCACCCGTGAAGTGGTTGGTTTATGGTCACACGATATAGCCCAGGTACTGGGGAATACCAAAAGTAAAACCTTAAGGATAACATCAAACCAAGACCGGCTAAGTTTTGAGCTGGACCTGCCCGACACCCAGGCGGGGGATGATGCCTGGGAGGTTATACAGCGGGGCGATGTTACCGGGTTATCTTTTGGCATGATAGTCAAGGATGACAAATGGAGCAGTGTTGACCAGGACGGGGAAACCATTTACAAGCGGACCATTTTTGAAGCTGACTTGTACGAGTTTAGCCCTATAGCTTTCCCGGCTTACCCAAGTGCAGAAGTAAGCTGCCGGAGCCTGGAGGAGTACAAAGCGGATGCTATTGGACTAAGGAAAAAATTACTGGCCATAGAGCTAGAACTATTATAGGAGGTATTTATAATGTTAAAGGAATTAAAGGAAAAATTAGAAGCCCTAAAAGGTGAGACCCGGACCCTGTTAGCAGCCGGTAAGGTTGACGAAGCAGAAGAAAAGATGGTGGAAGTTAGATCCACCAGCGAAATGATAGAACGATTGGAAGCTCAGGAGACCCCTGGCGTACCATCTGTAGCAATTACTACTGGTACAGACCTGGAAGCCCGCGCAGCTTTCAATCATTACCTGAGAACTGGTGAGCTGCGCGCTATGGCTGTTAGCAGTGCCACCAAAGGCGCTGCCCTGGCCCCGGTTGACTTTGCTAAGGAAATCATAGAAGGATTAACCGCTGATGTAGTAATGCGGCAGCTGGCCCGCATCTTACCACCTATCAGTGGTAAAAGCGCAGCATATCCCCGGCGCACTGGCGGCAGTGGTGCAGCTATGAGCCTGGAGGGTGCGCCTATTGTTCCGTATGACCTGACTTTTGACCAGGTTGTATTGACCCCTAAGAAAGCTGCAGCCCTGGTAGAAGTATCTAATGAGCTTCTCCAGGATGAAGGTGTAGACCTGGCCGGTTATTTGGCGCAGCACTTCCGGGATGAGATCGGAGAGCTGCTGGAGGGACAATATCTTACCGGGGATGCTACAGACGCGAACTTGCAGGGTATTCTGACTGCTGACGATGGCGAGGTTGTACCTGCCCTGCTCATTGAGCGCGTACCCAGCACAGCAGCCGCTATTGCCACCGCTGACATTTTGGCATTATGGGGAACATTACCGGCCAAGTACCGTAAAAATGCTACCTTTGTATGCAACAGTGCTATGGAAACCGTATTGCGCGGCCTGACCGATGGAGACGGGCGCTATATGATGGTTAGCG